AAGATGAGATGATTGAAATCAGGATAGTTCCTGACCTATATCAGCTTGCCACCTTACACGGAGGCGTTGAGGAGTTTGAAGGCATGTTCCTGATAAACCTCCAGGGCTCGCCGCTTTACGGCTGGAACAGAGTTTTAAAAAGAGGGGCAGACATAATATTCTCTTTAATTGCCATCTTTTTGACCTTACCGCTTATGTTGATTATTGCTGCTGCAATTAAGCTGACATCAAATGGACAGATATTTTACAGACAGACAAGGATGGGCTTAGACGGTAAGGTATTTCAGATGCTAAAATTCCGTTCTATGAGAATTGATGCAGAACTTGAGAATGTCATAAAGAAGGTTATGTTGAAAAATGCTCAACGAGGAAAGATAGTTAGAATACCAAGAATAACTCTTGCGATGGGAAGGCAATATAAAAAATATCCAAAACTTCAACAAGAATTGGAGGAAGCAGATTTAACATGATGAATAAAAAAGGAAGTGCATGGATTGTAATTGTTACCTTTGTAATTCTTATTTCAATCTTGATTGTTGGTTTTGTTCTTTCAATAGGAAGTAGTGCATTAGGTTATGTTTCCGATGCTGTTACTCCTATTATTGGAGATTTGGGAATGATAGATAATAGTTCAAACACTAATGCTTCTCTTATATTAGGTTATGTTACAACACCAGTAAGCACCTTAGTTAATGCCTTACCTTGGATTATAGGATTCCTTTATGTTGGTGCATTGTTGTTTTCAGTAGTATTTGTTGCAACATCAAAGAATGGGAATGGTGCGTATTGTGGTACTCCTTTAATAACTGAACCTGTTCCGCCGTTTGTCTCATCATCGTTAGTTTCTCTGAAATAACTTTCTGTCCATGCTGAAGAACTATCAATGGTACAAAGTGTTTTAAGTTTATAATCTAAGGCTGCTACTGCTTTGACTGCTCTGTCAATATTTTCATATCTTTGTTCTGCTTCTCTATCGTTTGCCATATTAGTTGATATTTACCCTCACTACTACTGTTCCTGCTCCACCTGTTGTGGTTTCTGCAAATCCTATATTTGAAAATAATAAATCTGCTGATGCTACTTTTGTTACTGTGTTTGCTCCGGCACAAGAAACTCTTTCTCCAACTGTTATGGCTGCTCCGCCATACATATTCCACTTTCCATTACAAGCGACAGTGATTTCAGTTATTCCATCAGACAAAACTTTTTGTTCCCATGCAATACCTGCGACAGGGTCGTTATCTGCTGAAGTTAAAGCTACAGTACATGGAGATGTAATTTTCATTAAAGAACCAATGGGCACAGCGGTCGCGTCTGCAAGAGTATATCTTGCAAATCTTGTAGGTGTCTCAATACAGGTTGCTTCGTTTGCCATTGATTATTATAGAAACATATACTATTTAAACATTTCGCTCAAAGCTGTTAGCATTGCTTAAAGATTTCAGCTAAGCTTTTTTAAAAAAATAAAAGAAAAATTATATCGACGACAAATTAATTAAGTGTTGCTAATTTGTTTTTTAACGCTTCCAAAATAACCTCGCCCTCGTCTATGTGTTGTTGAGCTTTTTTCAAATTATCCTTAGAAGTTGTCACGCTTTCTTCAACTTGCTTAATGCTTTCCTCTAATAATGTTTTATCCATTTTTAGCTATGGCATCAGCAATTGCTGTTCCTTTCCAAAAATCAATAGCTTCTTTTTTCTTGGTTTCTTCTTCGGTTAATTGTGGTGTCTCAATTCTTGAACCTGCTGAACTTCCTAAAAGTCTGTTTGCTTCTAGTTCTTGAAGCTTTGCGATTTTTTCATCTAGTCTTTTTTCTGCGTCTTCCATTTTTCTGACTGCTTGTTCTGCTCGTTCAACTTTGTCAATTGCTGCGGGCTGAACCCCGTCATTAACGTTCGTTGGTGTTTGTTTATTGTTTTCCATTTGTTTCCCCCTTTCATCTTATAATATTAACATTTTGACTTTAGGATTATAATTTCCTAAACCGAATTTATGAGTTAACTCTGCCAAAACATAAATGCCCACAAACACAATTAATGGTTTCAATTCTCCATAATCAAAATTATTAAATTTCTCTAAGTTTGAAATCATATAGGCGAAGCCCAATATTAAAGAATTTCTAAATAATTTCCAGACATATCTTTTTGTTTTCTTTGACTGTCTCATGGTGTTTCAAAATCCTCTACTGTTAATTGTGGGGCTTGACCCGACAATAAAGCCATTTGTAATTGTTGTCTATAAAGGTCTGCTTGCCCGTTTGGCTGCAAGAACAAATCAAAGTCTGATAAATCAGAAGTTCCATCATTCATGAATTTATTTAGATTGCCTGATGTTTCTAGTTTTAGTTTTCTTTGTGCTTGGTATACTTGGGATAATTGTTGATTATATGCTGCGACGTATTGAGCAGCATTTCCCGGGTCTTTGGCTGCCATTGCACTTAATTTTCTCATATTAGATTTTGCTGCCGTTAAAACATCTTTAGTGGCTCCAATTTCTCCGCTTTGTTGGCTTTTAATATTAGATAAAACTCCACTAGCTAAACCTGCTATTAAACCCCCAACTCCGCCAATAACTGCTCCGGGAATTGCCCCAACTCCGCCCGCAAAGGCTCCTATGGCTGCTCCGCCTGCTGCTCCGCCCGCAATAGATGGCAATACTTTTGCTGCTCCTGCTGTTGCAGCTTGACCAATATCAATAGGGCTTTCAACAACTCCGCTTTGTATTGCTTGAATTTGAGCATCATTTAATCCTAAATTTTGTAATGCTGCCATTTGTTCGGCTTGTTGTGCCATTAATGCTTGTTTTTCTGCTATAATCTTTTGTTCTCTTAATGTTTGTGCAGCCGGTCCGATTTTAGTCCCGCTTACACTTGCCCCAAATCCTTTTCCTGCACTTCTTGGTTCGAAATTAGTATCAATTGCCGGAATGATTGGATTTGCAACAACGGGAATTTCAGGATTTTGATTTGCTTGTGGATTATTTGGATTTCCTATATATCCGGCTTGAGGGTCTTTAAATACCCCTGCGGCTGTTCTTCTTGCTAGTGAGGTTGCTTCTACCTTTGCATCGCTTTTTCCGAAAAGTCCTTTAAATTTTTTTATTGCCATGTTTATTCTCTGTTCATATTAACGCTCACGTCGTTAGGTTGAATATTTTGCTGTCCTGTATTTTTGCTCTCATCTACTAACCCACCCAAACTTGGGGGTCTATTGAATGTTATCTCTATTGCGTGTTGGTTATCCAAATCTTGCTCTAAGTCTCTTTGTTCTTTTGCATAAATTGGTTCAAAGATAACGTGTCCCATTTTACCGCCTACTTCTGATGTTCCGTCGCTACTTGCTATTGTTCTTGGCACTCCGAATGTTTGATAAAAGAAGTTTTCTAAATATTGTATCCATGATTGACGGTCAACGATTGATTTTGTCGGGAACTCCCTAATCTCGACGGTGCCCTCGGGGAGCCCGACCATCTCGCCATTCTTAACAGCCTTTTCAATTTGAGAGTTTGCATAAGCTATTTTGCCCTGATTATCGGTTTTATAGTATGCAATTCCTAAGGCTTTGCCCCTGTTTTGTATTAATCTGCCATCTACAAGAGCCTCATTTCTTGCATCTATAATCCACTTGCACGCATCAATCTGCGAGGTTCCATGCATACTGTCTCCAATTCTTTTATTTGAGCTGTGGAGCATATTTTCTTTTTTTATGGCTTTCCATTCTTTTCCGTTCCATGTATCATAACGCTTCAACATTCCATTTGTATCAAAAACAAGTCTAACTCTCTCTGGAGAAATCGGTATCATGTTTAAGATTGTTAATCCATCTTTCTTGACTTCCATAAAAGCATCGCCAACTATTAATTTAATAACTTCATGGTTCCACATCACTTGCTCGAATGTATCTTTGCCCATTCCGACAACGTGTTTTAATTCTTGTTTCAAAATTGAGTTCTTTGTATTCCACCCTCTGCCTACGCTCCATGTTGCGAGAGCGTTTGCTGCTGAAAAGATTTCTGGTATCGTCGAATAATAACCTAAATTAATTGTTGCTTTATCAAAGTACCAATAATTTTCATCTTGATTTGGTCTTGAAACATCTAACGCTTTGCTAGAGACTATGAAATCTGGCACAGTTGATTTAAAGTTCGTTGTTGTTGCACTGTTTGGGTTGAATTCTGCCATAGTTTTTATTAGTTTTCCATTTTTATAAATCTATCCTAAAAGGAATATTTAATTTCATACTTTGCTTTGTGTGAATTGTGTTAAATGGGTCTACTACAAATCCACCCGTCCCGCCTGACTTCGTAACAACACAGGTTAGGCATTGCCCTGTTTTTAATACTGTGTTTGTTAGTGGAATTTCAATTAAAAATCCTTGGTCAACTGCGAAAACTCCACTTGAAACACTTGAAGAAATATCTGTTTCTGTAATACCTGTTATTCCATAACAATAAGCGTTCTTATCAAGGGCGTGAGTGGCAGAACCATTAGCTCTTGTATAAATTTGGATAGTGGCCACTTTTTTCTTAGGGTATAAATTAGTAAATATATTTGTTTGATAGACTGTGGGGATATCTCCGCCAGAAAGTAAATATTCTTTTTCATAGACCCCACCATCTTCATAATTAAAAACCCACTTCCAACCCGCAGTGGAAGGAGAACCTGACGTGT